ACACCGGCAGCCTTCAGCTCCTCGAGGTCGCCCTCGAACGCCTGCGGCTTGACCTCGTTGCGGAGGCGCTGACGCTCCTTGCGCTCCGGGTCGGTCTCGACGTCGGCGCGGACGTGGTCCTCCTGCACGATCTCGGCGGGCACGTCCTCGGACACGGCGCCGTCGTCGTGGACCTTGCGGCTGCGCTTCTGCGGCGCCACCTCGGCGACCGGCGCGTCCTCGCGGTTCTCGTCGTTCTCAGCCATCGTCGCACTCCTCGTTTCGGGGGATCGTTAGCGGCGGCGGCTCGGGTGCGTCGGGGGTTCCCGCCGCGCTCACGCGCCGTGGTGGCCTCGCGGCCGGTCTTCAGGGCGTGGTGTGCGCGGCACAGGGACCACGCGTTGTCAGGGTCGGAGGTGCCGCCCTGCGAGTAGGGGATGCGGCGGTCGACTTCGGCGGCCGGCTCGCCGCACTCTGCGTCGGCGACCGGCCAGCGGCAAAGGCCGCGGTCGCGGTGCATGACGTACTCGCGGGTGCGGCGCCAGTTGCCGGGGTGCCACGTCGAGCTGCGGCGCGACCACACCATCAGGTCCTCCGGCATGACGAAGGCCCGACGCCCTGGGTGTGGGTGTCGGGCCTTCAGTCGGTCCAGAGGTTCCGAGGGGGTTCACGGTCGGGACAGGTTGTCCCTGCTCGGCCTCCGGTGGGTCAGCGGCGTCCCTGGGGGAAGTGACAGCTTCGCTGGTCCCGGATTTGGGCATGCGTAAACACCCAGGGCGGACCTTACGTTGCGATGCTCAGCCCGTCAACCACGGATGCACGGGTGTGTTGGCCGTCACGTCTTCCCATACTTCGACGAACGCGACCGAACCGTCCTCGTCGAAGTACGGCGCCGAGTGCGGTTCGGCGTGCCCGGCCGGGGCGGTGCATCGTGCGCCTGTCCAGTAGATCGCGGGGCAGTCGCTCATGCCGCGTGGTAGGCCTCGCGGACGTTGCTCGGGATGCGGCCGCGCGAGGCGACCTCGAAGCCCTGAGCCTGCGCCCACTCGCGGATCGCCTGCGTCTCCTCGCGGTCCGAGCCGCCGCTCTTGCCCTTCGGGCCCTTGCCCTTGCTCTTCGGGCCCTTGCCGCGCTTCACGACCTGACCGGCGTCGATGTAGCGCTGAAGGTCCTCGCGCAGCTCGTTGTGGTTCTCGTCGGTGAGGTCGATCGTGTAGTCGACCCCGTCGATCGAGAACTCCACGGCGTGCACGTCGGCAGCCTCGGTGCCGTCGAGGTCGTCGGTGTGGATCACGGTCGTCTTCGTCGCCATATCTGCGGCTCCTACTGAGGGGGCGGGGATTACACCGACGAATATAGCGGCTTTATCCGAGTCGCCTCGTGGGGGTCGCGTGTCGCAGTTGCAGCGCGCTACTCCGCCCACTGTTGCGCCTCACTCTGCTGCCGTGCCGCGTCGATGAGGGTGTCGAGCTGACCGAAGTCCCAGCGTGCCCCGCACTCTTCGGACAGGCAGCGTGCCGCACCGGTGGTGCGGTTGACCTCGAGGGTGGGGCGGCGGACCCGTTCGCCGAAGTCGTCGAGCTGCTCGGTGAAGCCCCATCCGCACTGCGGGCACACCCACCCACGCAGGGGGATCGGCGGCTTCGGGTCGAGCAGGCCGCGGGCCACCACGACCCACCGCTCGGCCAGGGTCACCGCGTCGGCGAGCACACCTTCGGTCTGACCGTGCATGGCGCCGGCCCACGCCCGCACACGCGAGGACCGAGTCACGGTGTCGACGCGCTGGCAGGCGCTCACCACGGCGTCAATGTCGCTGAACAGGGCGAGGGGGTCGAGCCACAACGGCGGTTTCGACCCGGGTCCTCCGCTGCTCGAGGCGGCGCGCAGGTTGTCATACACGGCGTCCTCGAGCTGCACGAGCAGCGACGCCAGGCCCGCAGTCGCGGTTTCGCCGCCGTCGAGGTCGATGCGCACCGACTCCCCGCAGGTGAGCTGATCGACCGCGGTGTCGAGGGCGAGGACCAGGAACGCGCGTTCTACTCCGGCGATGACGCTCACCTTTCGTCCTCCGGCTCCGGGGTGTCGTCCGGTGGTTGTCGGGACCGCAGCCACGCACCGACAGCCGGGCCGAGCAGGAAGCTCACGCAGAACCACACGATGAGGCCCTTCACGAGCCACTCCACCGTCACGACCTGTCTCCGAAAACGAGCCGGTCGATCCGGCCACGCAGAAGCAAGAGCACGGTGTCGCGGTCGAGCAGTCCGGTCCCGGCGTGGTCGAGGGCGGCGAGTTCGTCGCGGGCCCGGCCGAGCTCGTCGACCACCGGGTCAGGCTCGAGCAGGTCAAGACGGTTCACGCCGGCGCCTCGGGCCGCGGGGCGGCTGGGGCGACGTCGTAGTGCCATGCGGCCATGCCGTCCATCTCGCAGCGCGAGGCCTCTTCGCGGCGCAGGTAGGTCACGGTGCCTGCTTTGCTCTTGCGGTCGACCCGCATGGGCGCCTCGAGCGTTTCGGGGTCGACAGGGATGACCTCGCGCTCGCCGTCGTGCGGGCCGCCCACAAGCTCGACCGGGCATTTCCCGGGACCGGGGCGCCCGATCTCCGCGGGGGACCTCACCGGGCGTCCCGCTCGGACAGCCATCGCGTGTCGGCGAGGACGTCGGGCAGCGTGCCGGCCGCGTTGGGGCGGGTCGTGCGCAGACGGTGTCGCTGACGGATCACCGTCTGCGGGAGGCTCGGCCCCCTCACCCTTCGTCCCCAGCAGGGAACGCCCTGGTCGGCTTCAGCGTCTCGATGCGGGCGTCGTGCTCGCGGTAGTCGATGGCCTGCCCGCCGGCGGCGAGGGCGTCGTCGCGCTGCTCGTCGGTGAGCTCGCCGGGGCAGTCGTCGACGGTGATCAGCGGGGTGAGGGGGCCGCCGTCGACGAGCAGGTGCGCCCAGGACACCGCCATGTTGCCGGCGCTGCCCTCGCCGATGGGCCACCACCACACGCCGTGGCGCTGCCAGGCGTACGCGCAGCGGTCGAGGACAACCGCGCGGTCCGGCGGCTCTTCCGGCAGCTCCACGGCGTAGCTCACCCGGGTAGTATGCACCGACGATCCACAGGGTGTGGACCGCCGGTGCATTCCGGGTCATGTCGAGTCCGCCCACGCGAACGAGGGTGCGGACGGGTCGGCCACGATCGGCACGCCGTAGACGTCGCCGGCCATGGCGTGCCCAAGCGCGGCGGTCGCGACCTCGCCGTCCTCGGCCGGCACGGCGATGACGAGCTCGTCGTGCACCGGGAACAGCGTCGCCCGGCCCCACTTCGTGTCGGCCCACCGGATCAGCGCGTCGACCAGGAGCTCGCGGGCGCTGCCCTGAATCGCGAAGTTTGGGGCCTTGTGCGGGTACTCGCGCGGAAGGTGGATCACGCGCCCCGAGTAGGTCGGGAAGGTGGTCTGCCCGCGGCGCACGGCATCCGAGAGGCCGCGTGACCAGGCGGCGAGGGTCGGGGTGATGGCGTCGAGGGTGTCGATGACCTGCTGCCCGACCTCGGGGGTGACGCCGACCTGCGCGGCGAGGGTCGCCAGGCCGCCGCCGTAGATGCGACCGAAGACGATCCGCTTCGCCACGTAGCGGTGAGCCTTGGTCGCCTCGGGTCCCCATATTTGTCGGGCGATGATCCAGTGCAGGCCGTCCCCGCGGCCGGCGGCCTCGTCGTCGATGATCTGCCGCAGCCCTTGGTCGCCGGACAGTGCGGCGGCGACGCGGAGCTCGACACCGGAGAAGTCGGCCGAGATCAGCACCTCGCCGGGGTCGGCGGTGATGCAGGCCCGCACGCCGCCCTCGCGGGGAAGCTGCTGAATGTTGGGCCGGGTCGCCGACATGCGGCCGGTGTCGGTGCCGAGCGTGTAGATCGTGGGCCGGGCGCGGCCGTCGCCGCGCTCGACGAGCTCGGTGTACGGGGCGAGGAACAGCCCGAGGGCGGTCTCGTGGTGCCGATAGGTCAGGACCCCGCCCATGAACGCCCCGAGCTGGCCCTCAGCCTTCGCGAGACGCTCGAGGACATCCTTCGGGACCGAGGGCTTCCCCGTGGGCGTGCGGGGCAGCTCAGCGCCGAGTTCGAGGGCTTTCGCGGCGACCTGCTGCCCGGAGCCGGGGTTGTCCACCCCGAACGCGCGGACGAGCGCGGCGGCCTCGGCCTGGCCGGCGAGGTGCTGCTCGCGCAGCGCGGCGACCGTGGCCGGCTCGAGGCGCACACCGCGGTCGGTGATCCGAGCGGTCATGCGCTGCGCGTGGCGCTCGCGGGCGAGCACCTGCGGGGCCTGCTGCTCGACCGATGAGAAGACCTGCGCGAGGGCGGCGGTGTCGAGGACATCCGAAGCGGCGTAGCGCAGCATCGTCTCGCAGCCGGTGGGGACCTGCGCCCAGCCGTTGCGCTCGACCTCGGTGTCGGTCTTCGGGTTGGTGAGCCACTTCCCAGCCTTGAACAGCGCCGCGCGGGGCTCGTCGGCGGCCGGCGCGGTCGCGTCGTGGCCGAGGACCGTGCCGGCGAGTTGCTTCAGCCCGGGGTCGGAGCCGGTGATGGCGGGGTCGACGAGCTTCGCCGGGAGCACGGTGTCGTACATCCGGTCCCACCCGGACTCGACGTCGATCAGCCCGGCGTGGGCCAGCGGCACGAGGTCGGCGGTGGCCGAGTGGGCGTGCAGCCGGGGCGCGGCGGCGAGGAGGGCCCGGATCGCGTCGGCGTGGCCTCCCTCGGATTCCGGGCGGGGGTCGAGGACCACGGCTGCGGTCGCGTCGCCGAGCTGCACCGACCGCAGCCGGAAGTCGCGGTGGCCGACGGGGTAGCCGGAGGTCTCGACGTCGACGGTGAGCGCGCCGGAGCGGTCGATGGCGTGCATGACCGTCGTGGCGGCCTGCGCGAGGGTGGTCGGGACGACGTTGCCGGCGCGGTCGACCGTGGCGGGCAGCGGGTGCACCTCGCCGCCGACCTCGGCGACCGTGGCGCGGCGCTTCTCCTCGGCCAAGGCACGCCGTGCCTCGGCCTTGCTGATCTTGTCCTCGTCAGCCTTGCGAGCGGTCTCCCGCTTGCTCACGTTGCGTGACGAAGGAGGCGGGCCGACGGGGTGTGCAGGGTGGACGGGGGGTGTGCAGGGTGCCTGCACGCCTGTTTTCGCAGGTAGGGGGCCTGATTCGCACGAATCTGTGTAGCCTCGCGCAAAAACTCCACCTGATTCACTTAGAGACGTTGCGTTAGGCCATATAGAGGAGTCTTCTTTATCTCCTAGTTCTCTCATGGGGGGTTCACCCTGCACACCCTGCACAGAAGAAGAAAAAAGAGGGTCTGACCTGCGCTTATCGGGTGTGTAGGGTGCCCCGGTCTCACTCTGCATCGACCCTGCACCGGGAGGTGTCCACCCTGCACTACCCGACAAATCGGGCGCCCCGCCGGGGAGCCACGGCTCCCGGGAGCGAACACGCAGCTTCCGTGACACTCCGCGACTGGACCGCCGTCCCGTATAGCCGCGCTTGTCCAGCGCCGCCGCCCACTCCTTCATGTCCGGGTGGCGCTTGATCGCGTTGTTGCGGCACCACCCGACGAAGGCCTCGTGCAGCTCTCCCGACGGCGTCCCGGGCTCCCACTCCTCGCACGCCTCCGCGAGCCACCGCCCGACAACGTCCTGCTCCGCAGCGATCTTCTCCGCTCGGTCGCGGATCGAGGCAGGGGCCGCAGAGGTCAGGGCCGAGTCGGGGTCGGCCAACCATCGCCCGGTCTCGCGCATGAGCATGGCGAGCACCCCAGGCGCTTCGCGGGCCCACACCGCCGGGGTCAGCGCCGCCCGTGCGGCCCGCACTGCGGCCGGGTCGCCCTCACACGGGATCAGCCGCACCCGGCGGCGGACGGCCTCGTCGGTGAGCACGGGCTCCGTGTTCGCGGTCAGCACCAGGGTGTGCGTGGGCCGGAAGGTGATCGGGTTCTGGTTCATGGCGTTGCCGGTGAGCATCGCGCCGCCGGTGAGCTGCTTGAGTCGCTCCTGAGCCCACCGGCCTTCGCGGGGTCCCTCATCGATGAACGACAGCCGCCGGCCCTTGAGCGCGAACACGATCGAGTCGTGGCTCGCCTCGCCGGAGAGGAGTTTGACGTTCGCGGCGTGGGCGTAGGACCCGAGAACGCTCATGATCAGCTCGATGGTCGAGGTCTTCCCGGACCCGCCGTGGCCGAGCAGGATCGGCAGCGCGGCGTCAGGGTGGCCGGTGAGCGAGATCGACAGCACGCGCAGGGCCCACGCCCGCACCTCCGGGTCGGGCCAGACCTCGGCCAGTAGGGCGTCCCACCGCGGGGTCTCGCGTAGGTCGGGGGAGACGCCGGCCGAGACGAGGTGCGGGGTGTTGAGCTCGACGTGCGCGAAGGCCGGGCCGTCGACGCTGGCTCGCAGGTCGTAGGGCATGCCGCCGGCCCACAGCACCTCGGGTTCACTGTCGAGGTCGGCCAGCCGTACCGCACTGGGGTGAAACCCGCCGAGGACCAAGGCCTTCATGGCGGTTGAAACGGCGTTCGCGGTGGCGTTGGTCAGGAACCTCTTGCGCCGGGCGAACTGGCGTTGCTCGCGGGTCGGCGCCTCGCCTTTGACGATGGGTGTGGGGTCGCCTTTCGGCATGAGTCCGGCGACCTCGGACACCGCCCGGCGGGTCAGGTCTCCGTGCAGCTCCCACTGCGTCGGGCCGCGCTGTAGCCACCCGCTCTTCGTGTCACTGGCGTGCCGCATCATCGGCCACACCCGCCGCAGCACTTCCCCTGCGAGGGTCTGATCGAATTCCCCGCTCTCGGGGTCGAATGGGGCGGTGCCGATGATGTGGCGCCACGAGTAGTGCACGGGCTCGGTCAGCGGCCCGGGCAGCGACGGGCCTCCACCTTCGTCGAAGTCGTTGGGGTCGACGACCGGGGTGGGTGCGGGGACGAGCCATCCGTCGGTCATGAGGCACGGGTCGGAGACGACGGGCGTGGTGCCGACTTCGGTCACGGACTTTCGGGCTGCGGTGAGCAGCATCGAGTCGAACTCCGCTTCCCGGTCTTCCCCGCCGGTCAGGTCGTGCCATTTCTCGCGGAGCCGGGCCAGGGCGCTACCGGCGCCGGGGTGGCCGTACGCGCCGAGGGCTACCACGCGTCGGGCGCGGGCGGTCATGGCGTCGTGACGGGCCCCGATGTCGGCCTCGGCGAGCTTGAGCTCGGACTGCTCGACCGCGTCGGCCATGTCGGCGCAGGCTTCGCGCTCGTCGAGCAGCAGGGCCGAGAGCAGGAGGTCGCCGCTGCTGGGGTCTGCGGCCGGGGGACCGGCGGCGGTGGCGTTCGCGCGCAGCCCGTCTACCCAGGCGAGGGGGAGCTCGGGCAGGTCCGCAGGGGTGGGCACTTCGCCTTCGGCGGCCGGTGTTCCGTCGGGTCGGTACCACCGGTAGCGGGCGCCTGCACCGGGGTGGGTCGAGGGTGAGACGACGGCGTAGCGGTGGTGGCGTTGGATCACTTCGACGTCGGCGCCGAGCACGGTGGCGTAACGCCCGGCCGGGACGCGGAAGAATCGGATACCGCTGGTGCCGGGTCCGCGGTCGTCGCCGCGAGCCGTCGAGACCCACGTCGCAGGCAGCGGGCCCCACTGTTCGATCTTCGTGGCGAGCGTCGCCCCGCCCGCTTTGACGGTGTCGCTTTTCGTGTAGTCGTCCACGTCGACACCGATGACGCCCTCGGGCATACGCAGCGCGACGGAGTGGTTGCCGTAGCCGGTCGTGGCCCACATGATGAGTTGCTCGGGGGTCGGGTCGGCGCCGGCTGCGCCGGTGAAGCCTGCGGGCGGCGGCCACTTCGCCTCGGGCGGCACGGGGATGACGCCTGCCCACCCGGCGCGGAAGTAGGGCACCATGCCGGTGGCGAAGGTCTGGCCCTCGTGTTCGTCGGTCATCACGCAACCACCCGGTTCCGACGGTGGTTGCAGTCGGGGCAGACGACCCGCAGCGAAGCGGTGTGTAGGTGGTAGAGCTGCCAGACCTGCGCCAGCCCGCGGTCGGCTAGACGCCGGCTCCAGGCGTCGGGGCACTCGATCTCGAGCGATTCTGGCGAACCGACGATGTCGAGGAAGCGCGTTACCATCTGTGAGAACAGCGGGTCGACGTGGTCCACTTCGCCGTCGGCGGTGACGAGGTCTGTCCCGCAGAGGCCGCACATCACGAACTCTCCGGCTTCTTCGCGATGTGCCGCGATTTGATCGCTGACCTCTGCCCGTAGCGCAGCGGACACCTCTGCGCGGGCACTGGGGGCTCCGTCGAGACAGGCACGATAGGAGAAGTCCACGGTGGTCCCGTCGACGCGCCGAATCCAAAAGCACCGGGTGCCGATCGAGGTCTCACCGACAATCAGTTCGGCAATCCCCGAGCCGATCTTCGCTGCGGCCTCGGGATGCTTACCGGCCGTCAGCAACAGCGACACGAGTGCGGCGTCGTCGCCTGCGAGGGGGACACCGGGTGTTGAGCCGTTGAGAATCCGCCGAATCTCTGCGGTGGCGGCTTTCTTCGACGGGAACTCATGGTCGCCTAGGACATAACGGGCCATTAAGCACCTCGCGGGGAGCGGGAGGACAGCGGGTCGGGGAATCCCGCGTCGTGGACGGAGCAGAAAAGGGCGTGGCGGGCCGCATCCCTGCCGTGGGGCATGCCGCTGACGTAGGCGCCGACGGACTCGAGGCGCGCGTCCGACGCCCAGGGCTTCACGTCGGACGCGGAACGCAGGAACACGGGGATGCGCAGTTCGCCGGCGAGGGCCTCGAGGGCGCCGACCTGATTGCGGACGAGCTCGCCGGCCTTCGGGGTGGCCGAGCGGGTGGCGCGGCGGCCGACGACGAACTTCTCGACCGCGAGCACGGCGTGCGTCTGACGGTCTGTCATGGCCGCCGTGTCGACGAGCGCGCGCACGATGGGGAGCAGGGTGTCGGGGGAGACCTGAAGGACGTCGACGGTGCAGAACTGCGAGATCAGGGCGACGCCTGGCACGGGCCCGGGGTCAACACCCACCACGATCGGACGGGTCACGTCGCCTCCCGGACGCTCGACAGACGACGGACTGTAGACCCACGGTGCACGCCACGGCCCGGCGGACGCGGCGCGGGGTTCACGCCGGCCACCCGCCGGAGGTCTCGCCTGCGCGCTGCGGGGTGGGGGCGCCGAGCCACGAGAACGACCCGCGCACAGGATCGCCGTGCACGGCGTTGTGAATGCGTTCGCACTCGTCGGAGCAGAAGGTCGCCGCGCCGGCGATGAGTGGGGAGACGGTGTCGCAGGCGTGGCGCTTGCAGGTGGTGTCGGTCATGCCGCGGCCTTCTTTCGCAGATCGCGCGTCTCCGCGCCGCCGAGCAATTCCTCTACAATTCTTCTGTCCTGCACGAGGTCGGAGAGCTGCCCGGCGCGTTCCTTGAGGATCGAGCGGACGCGGGTCTCGATCGTCTTCGTGGCGACAATGTCCACAATCTCGACGCTCGAGTGGCGTTCGGAGCCGATGCGGTGCTGCCGGTCCTCGGCCTGTAGCGCTTCGACGAGCGACCAGGGGCGCTGTAGGAAGACGGCGGTGCCGGCGGCGGTCAGGGTGATGCCGACGCCGCCGGCGCCGGTGGTGACGCAGATCAGGTCGAGCTCGCCGCGTTGGAAGGCTTCGACGTTCGCGGTGCGCTCTTTCGCTGTCTGCCCGCCGACGACGTAGCCGACCCGGTAGCCGGCTGCCGTCGCGGCCTGGCCGGCCAACATCATGAGCTGCCGGGACGGGGCGTAGGCCGCGATCTGCTGCCCGGGCCGCTCGTCCATGATCTCGAGGAGCTCGTCGACCTTCCACGACGGGTACCGGAGGGTGACCTCCTGGTGCGTCTTCTCCATTTCGAGGCCGGTCGTCGGGTCTTCGACGATCTCGGTCCACGTCTTCACGTCCGCCGCCGCCGACGCGAGCTGCAACAGGCGGGTGAGTTGGGCGAGGACGGTCATCGCCTCGAGCTGCCCACCGTCTGGCAGCTCGGCGAGCATGTCCTTTTCTAGGGTGTCGTAGGCGTCGCGGTAGTCCTTCGGGAGGTCGACGTGCCGCACCGAGTACACCTTCGGGGGGAGGTCGGCGAGGACGTCGGCTTTCGACACGCGGCGGTACTGGCCGAGCAGGGTGTCGCGGAACTCCGGCTCCGATTGGGGGCGGAGGCCGATGACGGTGTCGGCGTAGTCGCCGGGGATGGTGTCGCAGTAGCGGTGCACCCATCGCTCGGACGACGGCCACGCGCCGGGCGACAGGCAGTAGAGGGCGGCCCATAGGTCTTTCGGGGAGTGAGTGATCGGGGTGCCGGACAGGCCGACGAACCCGACGGCGCGGGCGGCGATGCGTTGCACGGCGCGGGACTGCGACGTCGCCGCCGATTTGATCTTGTGGACTTCGTCGGCGATGACCATGCTCGCGCCGAGGGTGAGCAGCGGCGCCTTCCCGCGGGCGATCTCGCGGGCGTCACCGGTGCCGGCGTCCATGCGGGCGGTGCCATAGCTGGTCACGTACACGTCGGCTGTACCGGCCAGGCGCAACCGGCGCTTCGGGGTGCCGCGCCAGGCGACGGCCCGCCATCCCGGCGCCCACCGGTGGACGTGCTCGACCCAACTGTCGACGACCGCGTTCGGGCACACGATGACGACCGGCAGCACCGGGTGGCCGGCGCCGTGGCGCTCGCGCAGACCGAGGATCGTAGTGATCGTTTTCCCGGTGCCCTGATCGTCGAAGAGCAGCCCGGACCCGACCATCCCGATCAGGCGGGCCCCGGCGACCTGATACGGCCGCGGGGTGAGCCCGGCCGGCGGCGGGACGGTGAGGTCTCCGTGCTGGCCGGTGCGGGCGACGAGCTGCGCCGTGATCCATGCCGACAGCGCCGGTCCCGGGCGCCACGCCCCGGCGAACGTGGCGGAGAGCTGCACGACCGCGGCCCAGGTGGCGGGTAGCTGTAGGGCGCCGGGCGGTTCGGTGGCTTTGAACAGTGGGGTGAGGGTTTGGAGGGCGGCGGCGGCGCGGGCGACTTCATGGTCGGGGCCGGTCGCCATGAGGATGATCGTCTGCTCGTCGGCGGTGAGCTCGCCGAAGACGGTCACGCTCATCCGTCGCGTCCGTGGACTGGGCACGGCGTTCGCGGGAAGCCGTCACAAGCGCACTTCGGCCGCGGCTTGTCGGCGCGGTTCTGCTGGGCGCGCTCCTTCAGAATCTCGGTGTAGAGCTTGAGGCTCAGGCCGAGCACGGCGAGGTGCGCGAGCAGGAGCACGAGGCCGGCGAAGAGCATCGGCTCGTTCATGACGCGGCGACGAGCTGGTCTAGGAGCTCGCCGAGGCGAGGCCACCGCAGGTGGATACGGTCGCGGACCGGTTTCTCGACGCGGGTCCACTCGTGGATGAGCTCGACCTCGGCGCGGAGCAGCGCCTCATCCGAGTCAGGGTCGAGGGGCTTCTCCCCCTTGCCGGCGCTCACGAGCGGGCCATCCCCTCGAGGACGCGGCGGGCCAACTCCTCGCGGTCGGACTCGAGGTCGGCCCGGCGCAGCCGGTGGAGCACCTCGACGGTCGACGTGACGTCCTGCTTGGCGCCGTGGTTCGGCTCGGGGGCGCGGAGGGCGCGGCAGAGGACCCACAGGCCGGGGACGAGGTCGAGCGGGAGGTCGAGGCGGCCGGCGGCGTAGGAGCCGAGGTCGACGACGCGGTGATGCCACGGGCGGGCGCGCAGCCCGTCGCGGGCGAGGAACAACTTCGACAGCATCGCGCCGTCGATCGCGGGGGCGGACCCGACGAGGGTCGCGCCGTCGAGGGCGTCGTGCAGCCGCTCGACCTCGGTCCCGTCGTCCTGGTCCCGGTGCATGATGCGCTCGCGGTAGCCGTTGACCTCGAGGGCGCGCGGGTGCGCGACGGCGAGGACGAGCTCGGGGTCGTGGGCGGGCACGAAGCATCCGCGCTCGCCGGTGGTGGTGTTCTGCCAGGCGACCTCGACCGCGAAATCCTGCTCGAAGTCGAGGCCTGTCGTCTCGGTGTCGACGACGATCACTGCGCCCACGTGGGGCCTCCTCGGGTGCGTAGGGGTGGGGACACAGCGGGGGCCGACGAACGCGCGCCGGCCCCCGCTGCTACTGCTGCGCGATCAGCGGCCGGTGAGCTTCGCCAGGTACGCCTGCTGCTCCGGCGACATGCCCTCGGGCACGCCCTGGGGAGCCGGCGGCTGCGGGAGCTGCTGCGCCTGCGGGGCCTGCGGCTGCTGGGCGAACTGCTGGCCCTGGTCGAACTGGGGCGCCTGCGGAGCCTGAGGCTGGGCGAACTGCTGACCCTGCGGAACCTGAGGGGCCTGCGGCTGCTCCGGCTGCTGCTGCGGGGCCTGAGCCTGGCCTGCCCCCTCGGGACGCTGGTACTGCACCGACCACGTCTTCGCCGGGTTCAGGCCTGGGCCCGACGGGCGGGTGCCGGTCTGCGTGATCCAGATACCGGCGCCCTTCTCGGGCGGACCCGCCGGAGCGCCGGCCGCGGCCATCGCCCGGGCGAGCTCGTCGCGGGCGGCGGGGCCGCAGTACCACACGGCCTTACCGTCCTGGTTGTCCTGCGAGGGCTGCACGCTCATCGGGACCTTCATGACGACCTTCTTCCGGCCGTCCTTCCACACCGAGGGGAGACCGGTCTTCGGGTCGGTCTGGACTTCGACGTCGGAGTCGACGAGGTCTCGGGCGACGTAGCCGAAGTGCGTCGTGCCCGACTCGAACTTCAGGCCGGGGCCCTGCCCGACGGCCGGCTGCGCGTAGAACGCGTCGAGGGAGCTGGTCTCGACAGGCTGCTGCGGCTGCTCGGGCTGCTGGCCGTAGCCCTGCGGCGGGCCGTACTGCTGCGGCTGCTGCGGGTAGCCCTGCGGCGCCCCGTACTGCTGCTGTCCGTAGGCGGGGGCCTGCGGCTGCTGCGGGTAGCCCTGCGGCGCCCACTGCTGCTGCTGCGGCGCCTGCGGCTGGGCGTACTGCTGCTGCCCGAACTGCTGCGAGGGGTCGAAGCCCTGCGGGAACTGCGGGGCCTGGGGGAACGTCATCGGTGTCTCGTCTCTCTGTTCGGATTCATCGGTCGTGCTGGTCGTGCAACCGGTCGCCGGTGCAGGTCGTGTGCTCTCGCGGTGCACATCGGGGGTGACCTACCGGCGGCCGGGGTCTATGGGGCGATTAGCCGGAGGGCTTCACGGGGCCGGGGCAGCCGGGGCCCCCGTCACGGGCCGACTGAGGGCGATAAAAATCGCAGAAGTAGCAGGCCGAGTCGTCCGGGGTGGCCGGCACATCGTTGAGCTGCGCGGCGCCGGTCAGGAGGGCGGCGGCCCACTGTTTGCGGTAGGTGAGTTCGGGTCCGACGACGTCGCGCAGGAACGCGTAGTCGGCTTCGGTGAGCTCTTGCTCCCACACGTACAGCCCGTCAACCGACGATCCGGTGCGCGGCCAGGCGAGCAGCGCGATCCTTACGACGGGCAGCCCGAGGGCTTGGAAGCCGAGGGCGTAGAGGAGGAACTGCACGAGGTACTTGCGCGGCGGCCCGGACTTGAGCAGCTTCGACATGGTCGTCGCGCCGAGGAACTTGTGGTCGATGACGGCCTGGTGGTCGTGGTCGTAGCCGTCGCCGGTGCCGGGGTGCCCCTCGAACCCCATCGTTGGGGTGACGCGGTGTTCGGTGAGGAACCGCTGCCGGGCGAGCTGCGTGTTGACCCGGGCGAGGACCTTCTCCATACCGTCGTGGCCGCAGGTGCCCATGAACGAGGGCCACGGGTCGGACACGTGGTTGGTCTTCGGGAGCCGGGCGAGCTTGCCTGCGACCTGCCGGTGACAGACCTCCCCGATCTCGGACGGGCCGAGGTGGGTTTGCAGGGACCGGTCGGAGCCGTCGACGTAGGTTCGGACGAAGTCGCGGAGCTCGCCGGCGTACCGGTTGGCCCACGGCGTGTTCCCGGACATGGGGGCCGGCGCGGCGGCGGTCGCCATGAAGGCAGCGGGGCTGATCGTCACTGGGCGGTCCAGACGATCCGGTCGAACTCGTCGCCCTCGTTCCGCACGATGAGCCCGGCGACGGTGACGCCGTAACGCTGGCCGAGGTGGGCGACGATCTCGTCGTCACTGAGCTCGGCGAGGGCGTTCTCTCGCTCGGCGCGTGCCCGGTCGTAAGCCGCGACGACGGCCGCGCCAGGGGCAGGCTCCTCGTCCTCTGACGGTTGGGCGAAGAACTCGGCGAGGGTGGCCTCGGGCGCCGGCTCCTCCTCGTCGGAGGGCTGGGCGAAGAACGCCGCGAGGCTCACTTCACCGGATCGAGGCGCCACGACGTGCTCTTCTTCGACCACCGCACGTAGGCGACCGGGTCCGCGGCCTTCATCGACTTGGAGTCGAGGCGCCACGTCTCCACCGGGTGCACCCGGTACGGCGTGTCGAGCGATGGGTGCCGAAGGATCACCTCCGACGAGCCTTCCGGTGCTGCGGCCATCGTCTCCGTCTTGATGGCCTTCGACAGCTCGTCGACCCGCTTCGTCAGCTCCTCGAGCTGCGGCTTCAGCCTCGCCCACTCCGCTGTCACCTGATCGAGGCGGCTGTCCGGCGTCGGTGTCACCACCGGCGTCGGGACCGGGATCGGTGTTGGTTCCTGCGGGCTGGTCATGGGGGGGCTCCTCGGCGGGGTTCTGGTATTTCGCGGGGGCGGGTAGGCCGCAGTTGCCGTGGACGACGACGCCGTCTTCGCGGACGGTGAGCTTGGCCCGCTTCGTGATGCGTGCACACGTGCACACGTGCTCCTGTGCGCCGCCGCTTTCGTGCGCGAGCTCCGGGTCGCCGGCGGGGTCGTCGCCCTCGACGTCGTCGTCCTCGCGGGCCACGCACAGCAGCCGGCCGTCGGGGATCGGGCACGAGGCGTCTTCGCCGCAGGAGCACACAACCCCGGGCTCCGGCTCGGGCTCCGGTTCGCTAGCGCCCGCAAGCCGGTCGAGGCAGGTCCCGCACATCATCGGGGGCATGCCGCCGGTGTGGCCGGGTACGAGCTGGGCGGGCACGAACGCGGCGACGCCTCCGGCTTCGATGCCTGCGCAGTCGACGGTGGAGGCGCAGGCCCGTGCCTTCGTGGCCTTGAATCGCTCAATCTTGACGGTGGGGGCGCTCATGCCGCGGCCTCGGCGAACCGGGGCGGGCAGACCGCGCGGGCGGTGTGCGAGCCGAGGGCGTCGACCAGTAGCTCGAATGTGTCTCGGTCGGCCATGAGCAGCACCATGCGCAGGTCGTCGACGTCGATGAGGACGGTGGTCGCCTTGCCGGTGCGGATGCGGTGCGCCCGACGGGTGTCCCGGGACGCGGCGCGCAGAGCCTCCTCCTGCGGGTCGGACACGGGGGTCTCCTGACGGTTGGGTGCAGGCCGCTTCGATCCACGGTGCACGGGGTGAGCATGCCGGATGGGTCTGACAGTCACACGCCGACCTCCGGGGTGTCGGGCCACTCGTCGATGATCCGGTCGTCGAGGCCGTAGGCGACGTGCGAGCCGTGGTGGCCGGCGGGTTCGCCGCAGAGCAGGCCGCGGTCCGGATGCTTCTGCGCGCACTCGTTCGACCGGAACGGGACGACGACGGCGTTGCGGTCTGCGGGCCAGGAGGTGCGGCCGCCGCGGGGCATCGGAGACGGCCTGTAGTGGGGGAGCGGCCACTGCGCGGTGCGCTCGGTCGCGGCGATCAGCCGGTTGACGGTCTCGGGCCGGTACTGCCCGAGGTGGCGGACTTCCTCGCGCAAAGTGCGGATGATCGGAGTCGGGTCGAGAGAGGTCACGATGGTTCCTCCGGCTTCGTGTTCGACGCGTTCACGGCGCGCATTCGATCTCGTCGACCCAGGCCGGCACCGGCAGCTCCTCGAGCGGTCCGACCACGCTGATCAGCGGGCCGGCGAGCAGGTCGTAGTGCTCGGGGGCGATCAGGTCGCGCACCGCAGCGGTCCCGGCGGCGTTCCCGGCGGCGTTCCCGGCGGCGTTCCTGGCGGCGTCCCTGGCGGCGTTCCTGGCGGCGTTCCTGGCGGCGTCCCAGGCGGCGATCCAGGCGGCGTTCCCGACGGCGTTCCCGACGGCGTTCCCGACGGCGTCCCCGACGGCGGACAGTCGGTTCAGCTCGTCACCGGTCAGCGTGCGGCACCGCTTGATCACCGCCGCGACGGTGCGCCCGTTCGGGCCGAGCGCCTGCCAGGCCGGGACTTCCTCGACCACCTTGGCGGCCAGCACGCACCGCTTGTGCGGGTGCCGGTCGGAGCCGAGCACTTCGCCGACCGGGCGGACCCGGAGCAGCCGGCACGGCCACCCTCTACCGATCAGCGTCTCGCCGGGCTCGGCGGACAGCGACAGGAAGGTGGACGGATCACCGCGGACCATCCGGTGCGAGGTGGGGTGGACGACGGTCGCCCCGACCGTCCAGGCCACCCCGTTGCGGGTGGTGCCGTCGGGTCGGGTGGCCTTCCACAGCAGGGCGTCGGTCATGACGTCGTCACCTCGGCGTGGTCGGTCTGCCAGGCCAGGGCGTCGCGGAACAGGTCCGCGGACTCGTAGTCGCCCGACTCTTCGGCGGCGTGCAGGATGCGCAGCAGGTCGCCGGGCGTCTCGGCGCGGGCGATCTCCTCGACCTGTTCGGCGCGGGTGTGCGCGGCAGCAGCCCGGGCGTCGGCGGCTGCGGCGGCTCGTCCGGCGGCGCTGACGGCGGCGGCGAGGGCGGTGGCGGTGCCGGCGGGGGTGGCTTCGAACGAGTCGACGAACACGCCGTGGCGGCCGGTGTCGGGGCCGGAGGTGATGACGCCGACGGAGATCAGGACGGGGCCGATACGCCAGTACGGGGAGTCGTGGGCGTCGCGGCCGGTGGGCTCCGGCAGGTGCACGGACAGGGTGTCGGGGGCGGGGGGCTTGCTCACAGCGGCGGCTCCTCGGGTGGGTGGTGCGGGGTCAGCAGTTCGGCATGTTGAGGCGGATGTCCCACGCCTCGCCGGGAAGGCGGCGCATCCACGTCGCGAGCTGGTCCCGCGCGGTGAGGGCGTCAAGGTCAGCGAGGGCGGGGTCCCGCTCGGTGTACTCCGACCAGAACTCGACGAGGTTGCCGACCTGCGCCAGGACCAGTTGGGCAAGCGCCTCGCGCTGCTCGCGGGTGATGCGGTTTGTGCTGCTGGGGGATACACGGCGGGTGGCACTCACTGCGGCGGCTCCTCGGGTGTGCATCGCAGCCCCGGCGTTTTCGCTTCCGGGTGCAAGAGGAACGCTACCAGTGCCGGACATCGGTGTGCAACTGGTGTGCAACCCGTTTCTACCCAGGGGCTAAGGCCGGGACATGACGGAGGCCCCCGCCCTTGGCTAGGACGAGGGCCTCCGTGCCGCTGGGGAGCGGTTTAGAGGGGCCAGTACGTCAGGGTGGCGATGATGAGCGCACCCGCGAGACACAGCCCGCCGAACACTGCGAGGAACCGCCCGACGACCTCACCCATGGGTCACACTCTCCCGGACGTCGAGGCGGGCGAGGGCACGGCGCAGCACCTCGACACGACGATGGTCGTCGCCGGTCTGCTCCTCGCGCAGCTCCTCGACGACAACATCTAGGGGGAGGTGGCCGGTGCGGACGTCGGTGATGATGGCTTCGAGCTCGATCTCCGCGTCGCTCATGCTGCTGCCTCCTGCTCCTCGGCCTGGCGTTCCGCGTCGTCGGCGAGCGTGTCCATCAGGTCGAACCAGGCCCGGCCGCTCTTCGTGTGGTGCAGTGCCACGTACATCGCGATGCCGGCGCCGAGGGCGATGGGGAATCCGGCGGCGGCGGTGGCGATGACGCCGACGGACAGGCTGTAGCCGACGATCCGCTCCGGCAGGTGCATCAGGGTCCTCCGCAGGCGTGGGCGACCTGGCCGTCGCGGGCCGGGTCGTCGAGGTGGTAGCGGTCGGCGACCGCGTCGAACTGCTGGGCGTAGGCGCATGGGTTGACCTGTGGGAGCCACTCGTCGAGTCCGGCGTCGCCCTTGCTGCGGTTGGCCCGGGGGGTGGTGGCGCGCAGCTCGGCCGGGTCGTTCGCGAACGCCACCCGACGGGCCGGGGTCCACCGCCACGCCCCGTGCCGCCAAGCCCAGGCCAGGGGTACGACGTGGTCGACGTCGAAGTCCCGTGACGGGCCGGTGACGACGGCGCCGGTGTAGGGGTCGTGGAGGGTGCCGCCGATGACGTCGCAGCCGCGCCACTGGTCGGGGTCGAGGTCGCGGGCGAGGACGAGGTCGCGGGTGTCGCAACCGGGGCCGATGCGTGTCCAGTCGTTCCCGAACTCGACCCGGTCGTACGGCGGCGTGCCGATCGATGTGGCGGCGGTGACCCCGGCGACGGCGAGGGCGGCGAACGCGACGGCGGCCGCGGTGGTGGGGAGCTTCACGCCTCGATCCCGGCGCTGTGAGCGATGAGGTCGATGCACGCCGACAGCGTGATCGAGGCGATGATCAGGAAGACGAGGGCCGGGGCGAGGGTGGCGTTCAGTGCGGCGGGTGTGCCGAGCAGGACGCCGGCGACGATCGCGGCGAGGACGTCACGACGGGACACAGCGGGTCTCCTCGGGTAGGTGGGTGACGTCGACGCCGGCGGCGGTGAGCCGGTCGACGCCGTCGAAGATGCGGTAGGGCCAGCGGTAGACGACGCGGGCGACGCCGCTGTTGATGACGAGCCCGCTGCAGCCGAGGCACGGGGCGTGGGTGAGGTAGAGGGTTGACCCTTCGGCTCCTCCGCCGGTGCGGGCGGCGAAGGCGATTGCGTTGGCCTCGGCGTGCACGGAGACGGTGCAGGGTTCGTCGCGGGTGTGGGTGCAGTGCTCGAGGCCGGTGGGGGCGCCGTTGCGGCCGGTGGAGAGGATGCGGCCGTCGCGGGTGAGGACGGCGCCGACCTTGAGTCGGGAGCAGGTGCCGCGCAGGGCCAAAACTTCGGCGACGTCGAGGAGGATGACGTCCTCAGCCGGCCGATCGGACGAGGCTGGGGTCGACGTCTGTTCGCTGGGTCTCTTCATGAGCTGTGCAGCGGTGCCTGACTGCCACTTAAGCCCGTAGTCGACGTGCGCCAGCGTCAAGGCTTGGTAGTTCGTGCGCTTGCCGACTTCGAGCTGCTGGACAGTCTGAAGCGACCGATTACTTGCCGCCGACAGATCAGTTTGTGTCATTCCGAGCTCGGCGCGACGCGCACTAATCGCCTCGGCGAGTGCCTTTGCGGTCATGCGGCGAACTCGCTATCCCGCCAACGCACCCGGGCGCCGGAGGTTCCGGTCGTCTCGTGCTCCGGGTCGTGCTCTTCGTCGGCGTGGGGCGCTAGGTCGCAGAGCCGTTCGCGGGCGGTCGGGAGCGGGGCCCCGCACACCTCGTCCCGGCGGACGACGTCGACCTCGAACCGCAGGTCGCAGCCGGGGCAGGTGACTTCGTGGACGGTCACAGCATCGCTCCGACGGTCTGCACGATCACTACGGCGAGGGCGACGAACGGGGTCAGCGCGGCGGCGGTCAGGGTCAGCAGTAGCGCGTACGCGATCACGGTGTGGAGGCGCTCGAGGCCTTTGTCGATCATCGCCGCCGCCACCGATCGCCGATCGTGAAGCTCAACGCCTCGCCAGCCCGGTGAAAGTTGGCTGCGATCAGGTGCTGATCGATGAAATGCTCCCGAGCTTCGTCGTGGGCTTCGCCCGTGTCGGAGGACCCGCTGCCCAGGAGTCCGCCCGACGCGCAGGAGGGACACACCCAGTAGGGACGGGGGTAAGGACCGACCCGTATCCGGACCGGAGCGAACGGGGTCAGCGCGCCGACGAGCACACCGGTCTTCTGTCGCCAGTTGTCGCGCTCGCGGGCGATCCCGCGGACGAGCAGGGCGGACAACAGGCCTACGCTCGTCGCGCCGACGACTACGCCGATCACGGCGGCCCACCCTGCGCTCACCGGCGTTCTCCGATCGGGACGTAGCGGGCGCGGCGGGGGCGGGCGTGGTTGCGGGCGCCGCGCTGCACCGGGATGGCGATCTCGCCGCTGTCGTGCAGCTCGAGGGTCACGACCGCTAGGCGCCGCCGGTTGCGGATGGTCGCCATGGTTGAGCCGAGGAGCCCGAGCGACGCCTGCTCGACGATGCGTGCGCGGCGGCGGGCCCGGGCGACGGCCTCGGCGTCGTTCGCGATCACGACCGCACCGCCGGGGGCTTGAACGCGACGACGGGAAAGCTGCGGGTCTCAGTGCCGGTCGATGGGCCGAGGCGGAAGTCGGGGGTGCCGCGTCCGCCCTGCGCCCACGCTGCGCCTTCCTGCCTTCGCCACTCGAGCTCGCCGGCGGGCAGCGGGAGGTGCGGGTAGAGGGCCGACCAGCGGACTTCGGCGATCCGGCGCGCCTTCTCCGGGTCGTGGGTGCGCAGGACGAGCACGACGGGCCCGGCGGGGGTGTTCTCGCGGTACACCTTCGGCGGCCACCGGGACTGCTGCCGCCACTCCGACCCGTCGGGACGCGTGACGCGCTCGAGGGTGCGAGGGACCCCGCCGCGCTGCGGGCGCTTCGCCGGAGCGGTCACGCTTCACCGCCGAGGCGCTCGACCTCGAACTCGAGGTACTGACGGGCTTTGCGCAGGTCCTCGATGGCGTCCGCGCCGTCCTTCTGACCGTTGCGCCACAGGTATTTGAGGGCGGCGCCGAGGCTGTAGGTCCAGTGCTTCGCGACGTCGATGCACTCGATCGGCTTCCCGCAGCCGGAGCACTTCGCCGGGCTCGAGGTGTAGTGCGACGGGTGCGCGACCGGGTCGTGGGACACATCGACGAGGTCGCGGAGCCGCTGCTGCCGCTCCTCGGCGGGCTTGTCCTGGGCGGCCGCGCGGACATCGCTCGCGCACGCTGGCCGTAGGTCTGTCGGGGTGTTCCTGGTGGTCATGCGGTCACTTCCCAGGGTTGGGCCGCGGCGTCGCGGAGGGCTCGTTTGATGGCGTCGAGATCAGCCGAGGTCACCGGGGTCCGCCCCGCTCGGTGGATCGCATCCGTGAGCGCAAGCTCGACCTCGAGTTCGTCGAAGGCACCGGCGATGACCGCGCGGTAGCCGGCCAGGGCCGCGGCGTGAAGCCGCTCGGTGAAGTCCGCACGCGGGATACGGCCGAGGCTGCGGAGCTCGGCGCGGGCCTTGGCCTCGATCCATTCCGGGGTGTGGGAGAGCCGCACCGGGCCTTGAGCACGCTCGCGCGACGGGGGCCGCAGGCCGTGCACCCGAGCCCTGCGCCCCTTCGCTGTGGGGCCGGCGTTGCGCAGCCGGGTCGCCCACTCGTCGGTGAGCTGCGGCAGCTCGTATGGGGCGAGGATGCGGGTCGCGACATAGCGGGCGTCGCTGCCGTGCACGACGGTTCCGGACACGAACACCGTCCCGCCGTCGCCGCGGACGTCAATGTGCGGGGCGATCACGCCTGCCGAGTTGCGGATCGGCACGGCGGGGGCCCGGAAGTAGACGTGACGGCCGCCGGAGCGGGTCATGACGGTCATGGGCGAGCGGGGCCCGTCGAGGCGGCGCCAGTTCTGCACGCCGTCCTCGCCGTCGAGGTCGACCACGACGATCCCGTTCGGGCCGCACGGGGCGTGGAAGCCGCAGCCGGGGAAGCGGGTCGCCCAGTCGCGGATTTGTGCGTGGTCGCGGGAGGTTCCGCCCGGGCGCTGCCACGTCGTGTGGAAGACGACGCTTTTCCCGCCGGCGGGGTCCTGGCGCACGGTGACCGGGCCGAGGCAGTAGCCGGCCTCGGCGTGCGCCAGGGCTTCGAACAGTCCCTCGTCGGCGCTCATGACGTCCGCCGGGCGGTGTGCAGCGTGCCGCTGGCGAGGGTGATCAGGTCGAGGCGCAGGGCGGTGAGGTCGGCTGTGATGACGTCGCGCCACCCCATGTCGCGCAGCTCGCCCGCGTACTCGTCGGCGGCGGCTTTGCTCATGACGTCGGGCTGAATCCGCCACTTGCCGCGGTAGGGCTCACGGCCCGCGACGAACCACGTCGGGTTGGTCTGTCCGTGGCCTCTCATGCGCGGTTCCTTTCCTTGCGGTGGCGTCCGCGTGCACCCACGGTGCTCACAGTAGGCACGGGAAGGGGTGCGGTGGCGGGGGCGTGGTTCTCCCGGTAGATGGGGAGGTCGCCGGTCGAGGGGTCGGTCGCGAGTCGGTGCTCGAACAGTTCGTCGACGGGCCGGTCGAGGGCGCGGGCGATGCGCACGGCGGTGTCGGGGTTGCACGCCCGGTTACGGGGCTTCGTGCCCGGCGCCGGGATCAGGTGGGAGAGCAGCGAGGGGTGCACGTCGGCGAGCTTCGCGAGCTGCCGGTACGACAGCCGACGTGCTTCCTTCGCGGCGCGCAGCGCTTCGGGGTTTCGGACGCGCATGTAGCTCCCGGGCGGGTAGGTCGGCCGGTGGGCGCGGCCTGGTAGCGGATGGCGGGGACTGGGTACGACTGTCATGTCGGGCGGCTCCTGATAGACGCCGGAAACGGCCGGCGATGCACGATCGTTGCACACCAGGTAGACAGGCACAACCCCGCTCACCGACGGAAACCTGCTGCTCGTCCGTTCGTGTAACGGCGATCTGGTAGACACCCCGCTAGGCTCCGGCGGTGCACAGACCGTTCGCCAGGTAGACACAGGGGACACACATGGCCTTGCCGACAAGCGCAGGCGACGCCGATCGTGAAGGGGTGCCGCCGACGATCCGAGAGCTCGTGCAGGCTCACCGTGACGCGACCGGTGACAGCCTGCACGCTCTAGAAGCCCGCTCAGCCAACGGGGAGACGCGAGTCCACTTCTCCTACTGGCACAAGATCCTTAAAGGGAAGGTTCGCAACTTCCCGACCAGCCCGGAGACCTTCACCGGCATCGCCCGCGCCCTGGGCACCTCCGAGCTCGCCATCGTGCTCGGGTACGCACGCGAGTTCGGTATCCCGGTGCGGATGCCGGCGTTCGCCTCACAGGTCCCGTCGTCGGCCGACTCGATCCCGCCTGCCGAGCAGCGCTTGCTCTTGCAGTACATCCGGGTGCGCTCGACCGGCGAGCAGACGATGCCGCGACGGCCGCTCGACGACGACGGTAGCGACGTGTCCGCCGAGGAGATCGAACGCCGGGGTCTCATCCCGGGCCGCAGGGTGGCCGCAGCGCAGGAGCCGCGCAAGCTAGCCGACGGGTGCTCGCAGAACTAGAGGCAGACGGGACATACTTGTCCGACCCAAGGGCTACCCTGTGATCCGTGTCGCGAGCGCAAACAGACCAGGCGGTCGGTAAACAGCTAACAAACGCGGCCCATCGTGACGATGTAGGGCTCGTGCCTCCCCACCCGATGAGCGACCCGAGAACCCGGTCGCTGCTCGCCGACGCAGGCCGCGCCGCCGGCCGGATCACCGTCGAGTACCGACGCAGCGAGCACGCGAGCCTCCTAGACCTCGAGGACCCGTCCAACCCGGTGATCATCCTGCATCCGGACGAGGACGACGACGTACTCATGGCCGAGATCGTCGACCACTGCCGCAAGATTCTCGAGGTGGCGACCGCGTTGCAGCAGCACTGGCGCGCGGACGGCCCGGACCCGGAGCTCGTCGCCGACGTGCGGGGCGCCACGGTCCTCGACCAGGCCGTGAACGACGACGTGACGCTGCCGGCGACCGACGTGACGGCGCGGGCCCGGCGACGGGCGTTCGAGGTCATGCTCGGCGGCGGAGGCTA